TTCGTTTCATTTTTTTCCTAGTCTCCAACGACATGGCAGTATGCAGATTCTCCCGACGCGGGAGAAAGAACTTGAATGCTTGAAAAAGGAGCGCTTTGACCAGAAACATTTGCTCCAACAGCTTGTGTATCACCACTTTGAACTCTGGAGCTATTATCGCTACAAGTTATCGACCAAATGAGATTTGGAATTGAATGAGGAAGAGTAACAACCGTAGTTGTATTATTCCCTAAAGCTCCCGTTGAAAAATCTTCTTCATACAACGTTTCCCCATCACCACCAACAGTAATGGAGCTTGTTTTATAAAATCCATTTACTACAGCAGTAGCCGCAGGAATAGGATACGGAGCCAGGCCATTAGTAATGCTTGTAACTCGTCCCTTGCTGTCCGTTGTGACTGATGAGGGATAAGCGTACGTGCCAGCCGTTCCGGTTCCCGCCAGATCGCAAAGAGTGTCAACTCCTGAATTATCGGAACAAGTAAAACTCGTAGTTAAGCCCAAAGCGGGCTCTTGTGTTTGAGTAATGCCGTTAAAAATGACGTGCTGATAATAAACCGTCGATCCTGCAAGAGAGCAAGCTTGATCAAACTTCGCGCCCGTCGAAGTGCAAAGCGCATATCCACTCGTGCCAGCCGTGCCATTCAACGTATAACCGCCCTGAGCATCGACATTATTGAAGAGCCCATTGACACGGCCAGCCGCCATACTTACAAGGCAGCAAATAATAACGAGCGGGACAATCGTAATAGGTTTTGACAACAGTTTCTTAATCTTTGTCAACATTTGCATTGTCATTATCCTCTTCAACTTGAGTGCTCTCAATCGTAACCGAGAGATCCAAACCTTCGTATCCGCTCTCCGGATCGCGCGCGATGCGTTCGCGCTCTTCTTCGGGAGCAATTACCGCGCGGTCAATATAAACGCCGGCCGCTTCTGCATCGCTCTTCCGAATTTCCGACTTCTCTTTGGCGGTCATGGTCTCCAGGGGATTCCAAACATATGTTATATCCGGATCGATAGAACCATAAAGCGAAAGTTGCATCAATTCGAGAGCGGTCTTAACGAGCGGACTCCAAAAAGCATTTTGCTGCGCGTGAATCCATTGCGCGCGAATCTTACGCTCGCCTTCGGAGACATTACCGAAACCGCTAGGCGCAACGCCAAGAAGCTCCGTTGCCGGCGTACGACTTACGGTACACATTCCTTCTTGTGCCTGTGCCTGGAGTTCATGAAGGCCGCCGAGCGGAGCGGAAAGGCTTTCCAATGTCTCGGAATCCTTGTCGATAACGGCTGCGCTCTTGTTGCTCCGCAACGCATTGAATAAATCGACGCGGCGGAAGAGATCTCCGCCCGCATCGCCTTGCTGCAAGACTTGATCCATATGCGTAGCCAAGACAATGATCGAATACATGTTAATCATGTCCGACACGGCCGAACGCGTGCGAAGCCAATTATTAACGTAAGGCTCCGCAAGCTGCGACATGCTGATACCAGAGAAATTGAACGCCGGCTTGAGCATGTCCGGAACTTCGCGCGTCGTGATCGTCAGCAAGCGCGTTGCGTGTACTTCCTGTCCAAGCATCCACCAACGCCGCGGCTTGTAAAACCAAGGATCGAGCGGATCGAGCGCATTGTATGTCAAGGGACTTGTCCACATTGGCTCAACATTAACGAGCCGGAACACTTGTCCCTTATGGAGTGTCCGCCCTTTCTTGTCGAGAATGAATGGGTCCGTTCGATCATGATCTTCGATATCGATTGCGACTTGTCCCCGACCATAAAAACTGTCATGAATCGCCGCTTGTTGGACGATACCTTTCAAATTCATCTCATCGCAAGCTTTGGTAAGCTCCGTGATCTTTTCGGCGTTGTTATCCTTGTCGGTCGATGTGCTGCGAATCGTAATCCACTCGCGCGTGATCTCTGACGAATATGTATCCGCAAATGAGCGATATTCCGGCTTTACGGCGAGCTGTGCCAAATATTGATAGCCTGGAAAGCCTTCAAAGAGATAATTTCCGCCAAAAAGAGCCGCCGCGTAATCGTAACAAGCCGCAAACGGACCATCCATCGCAAGAACGGGAGCACGCTTGCGCGCCGGTACGACTCCAGGGAACAACTCCGGTCGTTTGATTGGGAAACGTCTCGTTTGCGGCTCGTTGGCGCGGTCTATAACGCTTTGGCTAATCATAGCGGTTTTATGATATCGGAATCGCCTTTTTAAAGCGAGTTTGGATTATTTCCTGCATCTCTCCGAGTCCCAAATAATCATCGCAAAAGAACTCGCGGAGTCGAGTCCAACCGTTCTTGTAATCGAATGCTTCACCGCACCAATCGTGCGGGAAACTGGAAGGCAGGATAGTACTCACGTCTTCGCCGCGGTCGTTGTAATAATGACCGCCCGCTCGACGAAGCACAATGGGGCGGTTCGCTTCGAACATTTCTTCTTCACTACTTCTGTGACGTGGCATGAATCTCCTGCGCCGCGACCGGCTGTAAAGTGCCGCCATCGTCGCACCCTTTTGCTAAAAATCCAATGAGAATAATAAGACCGTACTTTAAATTTCTCATATCAATTGCCTCAATCCCGCGCGCCGCATTTCCAGCAATGTTACAACACTCGCTTTGTTGCACGCTTCTTTGAATGTCACATAGAGAACGCCGTTCGATCCGTCTCCATCCCAACTATAAACTAGCCAACGGCCATCGTAACGGCTGATGCGAGCTTTATACATTGCCTTGTACACCTTGTACACGGAATCCTCTTGCGGCCGCAATCGCTTCAGCCGAAATGTTGAGTCTACCCATAAGCGGATAGAGTTTACGCAATGCCTGAGACAAAGCATCCACTTGATCATCGTGCGCTGCAGCCGGAAAATGTGTCAATTCCGAAATAAAATGCTTGAGCGTGCTTGTTGCGGCCGGTTGGAATACTGTACTTGCGATTCCCTCATGCGGCAAAAATATATTACGCGCTTCCCAAACCCAAGTGACAGCGTACGCACGTGCGAGCTTCGATCCATCCGGCTCGACGGCTTCGATGCCTGGGATCTGTCCTTTCAGGAAATCAATGATCGCCGGTCCGTTGGCTTTGTCTTCAATAAGAATTGTACGGATCTCCGGAAAGCGGTTTCGGATATCAATCACGGCTTGGCATGTCTCAGTAAAGCCCATTCTCTTGAGCCACTGATAACGCAGATACGAGCGCGAGCCTTTCTTGCTCCATACCTGCATCGCGACGAAATCCGTCCCATCCGTGTCTTTGAACGTCGCATCAATGCTAAGAATGGTCGTATCAAAGACGGGCGGGAGATCCTTCGGCAAATAATACTGAACGAATTCTTCTTTGAAAACGTTGCCGCCGAGCGGCTTTGCGCTTTGCTGATAGATCGCACTCCACCAATAGTCGGAATACAGTGCTTTGGTCTCGTAAAGCTTCTCCAGGCTATGAAGCTGCGGAACAAGCGCGCCTGGAGTGAGAACAGAGTTATATCCAACTTCATCCGGCAAATTGATTGCAGGGAATGAGAGATGTGCCAAACGTCCCGAACCGGCATATTGCTTTAAGATTCGGCCGGGAAGATCGTCCTCCGCCCATGATGTGGCCATAATGATTTGGCCGCTATTTTCGGAAAGTCGAGATGTGAAAACGGTTTGATACCAGTTCCAATGATTCTCTTTCGTTACGGGAGATAAGGCTTCTTGCTGATCTTTTGTTGGGTCGTCGATAATCCCAATATCGACCGGCAGGCCCGTGAGTCCGCCGCCAATACCCACACCGACATACGAGCCCGTACCGTTGGGCGAATTAAATTCTTCCATCGTATCCCGCGCAAATTTATCCTTCTCCTTCGTGACTGGAAATAATCGCAAGTATTCATCGCTCGCCAAGGTGCGGCGCACGTCACGCGCCATCGTGCGTGCAAGATCGACTGCATAGCTCGCCGCGCCAATACGCCAGTCCGGAAATCTTCCCAAAATATACGCCGGCAATTTACGGGAGACGATCTCCGACTTTCCACTTTGAGGCGGAGCCTGGAAAACAATAATCGGTCGTTTGCCGGCTTGCATGTCTTCCAGGAATTTATCGAGCGCGAGACAAACAGGAACAGAGAATGAATCAGAAGGCTTATAGCGCTTATTCGTATACAGGATGAAATCGTGAAGCCGTGTACGCGCTCGGCGGCGTTCCAAGAGCTTCTGTGCGGCTTCTTGAGGAGTGGGCGATATCACCGCTCAAGATTACCGCAGACAAGACAAAACCCCAAACGCTAACTATCGTGGCCGTGGTAATTATCATGGCCATG